TAAGTGCAAATGACGTTGATAAAGACGCTTACACAAACACAAAAGGATATACTATAAGAAATAGAGTAAGAGAAAACGTTGGTACGATAGAAATGACAATACCAACAATGAGTGGGGAAGAACTTCATGGACTATTTCAAATGACAAACAAAAAAGCATGGTTAGAAGTTATGTTTTTTTACGAACCGTCTTGGAAAATTGTAAACAAAAAAATGTATAGGAATGGAACTATAAAATATCATAGATATTATATGGATAGCACAACACCAAATAACAACATATATACTGATATAAGTTGGGGAGTTGTAGAGCAATAATAGGAGGTAATATTTAAAATGGCATATACAAACTTTACTAATTGCACACAGGAACAATATGAAGAAATAATATATAGTCAAAACGATACTAATAGAATTAGATTATGGTTCAATAATGTTGAATTAGTTGACGCAGATGAATATTGTGAAAGTTTAACTGGAACTAATAGAATGTTACCTAATGATGGTTCTAAAAGATTTACATTAGAAAATTTTGTTGCAAAAGAATATGATTTAACATTAAGAGATATACCTAGCAATTTTACAATAGCAGATCAAGTTAAGATTTCAATAGGAACAATCGTAGATGATACAGATGAAGATAATCCTGTATATGAAGATGTTCCTATTGGAATATTTAATATACAAAATGAACCTATAAGTGATAATGGAAGATTAACACTTAAATTAAGAGATAATAGAACTAAATTTGATTTTTATTATAATGCTAAACCACTAATGGATTTAAACGATGGTGTTGCAACATTAGGGCAAATACTTAATGATATATGCACACAAGCAGGGGTAACAAATAATGTAGGCAATTTTAATGGTATGAATATTGAAGTATCTATATATGATGATTCAATATATGCAAGAAATTATGTAGCATACATATTAGGGCAAGCAGGCTTAATTCCAACAATAGATAGATTAGGGCAATTATCAAAAATAGACTTAAGCAATTTAACAACACATAAAATACCATTAAGTTTACTTGAAAGTTATAATTTAGGTACACCATTTATAATAGAAAGAGTTGTATATGAAAGTGGTATAATTAAATATGAAAGTAGTAATGATAATACATTAAGTACATTATATTTAGATAGTGCAAATCCATATATAACTACGCAAGAACAAGTAGATGATATATTTGATTTACTTGAAGATTTTGAAATAGATAGTGTAACAACAGGTAAAATATTAGGAAATCCTGCAATAGATAGTTATGACTTAATACAAGTATATGGTTATTATGAAGAAGATGAAGATGGCAATCAAGTATTTGTAGATGATGATAGCGTAATAGTATTTACAACACTAGCAAACAACACATATTCATATACTGGTAAAAATATAAACACATTTGATACACAAATAGGTTTAGAAGAAAGAACTGAAAATGTTTCAAAAAGTAGTAGTGCAGCATATAAAAAAGTAGCAAAAACTGAAATAAATAATGTTGAGGGTAGTATAAATTTAATTACAGAAGAATTACAAATAGATAATGATGGTAATAGCCAAGTAATAGAAAGCATAAGAACAACACAAACGCAAAACTCACTAGACATTGAAGCAATTACTTCTTACGAAACAATAGATGGTGAAAGAGTATTAACAGGCGTTAAAACAAGTAAAGGTTTTACATTTAATAGTCAAGGTTTAGAAATAACAAGTAGCGAAAATGCTTATAAGACAAAAATAGATGAAACAGGACAATATCATTACGATAACGATACTATGATAGGAAAATATGATAAAGATGGTTCTGTGCAAAAAAATCTTGCTTTATTTGGAAAGTATTATTATGGTGTAGATGAAAATGTTAATGTAGAAACATTTAATAAAGATGACGCTATGTTTGTATCTCAATTATATGAATACGATGACGGAAATGGAAATACTGAATTAGGTTTTGGGCATTTCTATAATGGAAGTTAGGAGGTATTATGGCAACATTTAAAAAAACAATGAGTGGTGATAGTAGATATTCAGTATCACTAATAGTAAATGAAACAAGCACAGATATATCAACTAATTCAAGTGTTGTTAGTTATACATTACAAGCAACTAAAAGTAGTGGTAGTGGTTTTTACACAAGCAGTGCAAATAACCCTATTAAAGTCACAATAGATGGAATAGTAATTATAAATAAGAAAATTGCTTATGATTTTAGAAATGTAACAACACTTACACTAGCAACAGGAACTATTCCAATAGAACATGAAAACGATGGAACAAAAACAATACAATGCAGTGGGTATTTTAAAGACGCAAATAATAGTTTAGGTAGTGCAACTGCAAGTGGTAGTTTAGAATTATCACAACTACATAAAGCACCTGAAATTAATAATTGGCAAATTAGTGAAGTAAACCCTAGTTTATTAAATATTGGCAAACCTAGTAATGTTTTTGTAAAAGATTTATCTCAAATAGAGGTAGAAATAACAAATGCTACATATTATGATGACGCAGTATTTAGTAGAATGACTTTATATGAAGAATTAGATAATGACGAATATAAAAAGATTACTGACTTATCAACTAATCCAGCAATATATACACCGACACAATCAGGACTAGATTATTATGCGAATATTATATTATATGATAATAAAAATGGTAGAAGTGATTTTAGTGATGGAGCGTATAGAATTATTACTATTGATTATGCAAATCTGACAATAAATAGTTCTGCAAAAAGAGAAGGACAAACTAGTGGACAAGTAAGTATTAGTTGCAATGGTTCTTATTTTAATGGAACAATAGGGAATGTAAATCAAGGTAATTCATATAAACCAACAATAAAATATAAATATTGGGAAATAACTGATACAGAACCATTAACATATAGCAATATTGTAAATCCAAACGATATATCTATTTCTAATGGCACATTCTCAATTAATTCATTAAATATAGGAAGTACAACTGAAACTGACGTTAATTATTTTAATCCTGAAAATGCTTATAAAATTAAATTACAAGTAAGTGATAATTTCACAGAATTAGAAGGTAATGAATTATTAATTTCTGTTGGAGAACCAACGTGGACAGAGTTTAAAGACAGAGTAGATTTCAAAAAAATAACGATAGGTAATGAACCAATAATAATAACAGATAATTATAAAGAATACACAGGAGCAGTTGCTAGTGGTTCAAATGAAACATTAACATATAATATAGTTAAAGCAGGATATACGCCTTTTGGAATAGTTGGTGTATATTGTAGTGGGTCAAGGACAAGTTATGTAAATATTTATGCTTTTTATATAACCGAAGATAAAACAGAGGCAAAAGTAATTTTTAAAAATACAAATGATACAAACCCATTAATAGCAAATGATAGCCAAATTAGAATATTTATTGCGTACATAAAAAATTAAGGAGGAATGATAATATGAAAAAATGGATAAAATGTGCAGGAATTAGAGCAATTAAAACTATTTGCCAAACTGCAATAGCAACAATAGGAACAACTGCTACATTTAATGAAGTAGATTGGAAAATAGTAATTTCTGCTAGTTTATTAGCAGGTATATTAAGTTTGCTAACAAGTTTAGCAGGGTTGCCTGAATTAAAGGAGGAATAGTATGTCAAACGAAAAAAAATGTTATAAATATTTTACTGAAAATATGAAACTAAATTGTGCAGGTGCTTGTGGAATACTTGCAAATATAAAATATGAAAGTAATTTTAGACCAAAAGCAAAAGGTGATGGTGGTACATCTTATGGTATATGTCAATGGCATAATACAAGATTTACTAATTTAAAAAAGTTTTGCGATAAGAATAAACTAAATTACAAGACCATAGAGGCACAATTACAATATCTTGAATACGAATTAACGAAATCTTATAAAAGTGTCTTAAATTACATAAAAAAGGTGTCTAATAATGCAACAGGTTCTTATAATGCTGGTTATAAATGGTGTTATGATTTTGAAAGACCAGCCAAAAAAGAAGAAAGTAGTAAAAAAAGAGGAGATTATGCTATTAAATACTTTAAGAAATATTATAAAGAACCAAAACCTAAAAAAGAGTATTACATAGTTAAAAAAGGTGATACTCTTACTAAAATAGCAAATAAATATAAAACCACTGTTGAGCAATTAGTAAAATGGAATAAAATTAAAAACCCTAATTTAATAAAAGTAGGACAAAAATTAAGAGTAAAATAAGGAGGGTATATGAATAAAATATATGTAGATATTGATTTCAAAAAAGGGACATTAATACCAAATGGAATTGATTTAATAACTGGTGATTATAATTCAACTGAAATTGAATTTACATTTGATGAAGAACACCAAGACGGAAGAAAAGTATTTGAAATGAAATCACCTAGTAAAGAATTAGTAATGCTAGAAAATATTGTAGATAATAAAATTCCTTTATATGGTTTAAAAGATATAACTACAACACATAATGAAAAAGAATACACAAAATATACTAAAGATGATCTAATTTATTGGTATAATCAAGAAGATAACGAATTATATGATAATGAATGGAATCAAGTAACACCATTTGATATAGAAGAATATACAAAAGTACAAGAAAAAACAAG